GTTTTCAAATTAAGAATGCTATTGACTGGAGGAAGTTTACTAGTGGCGCTATCTAAAAATGACAACCACCCGATACCTAATCATAGATAAAGTAAACGAAGTACATCTTAAAATAGAAGCCGAGGCTGATATTCGTAGAGAACTCGGTGAGTATTTTACATTTGAAGTACCAGGTTATAAATTTATGCCTCAATACCGTAATAGAGTTTGGGATGGAAAGATTAGATTATTCTCATATGCGACTGGTAAAATATACGCTGGTCTTTATCCTTATATAAAAAATTGGTGCAAAGAAAATGACATACACGTTGTTGATGGCACAAAGATACAAGAAACAAATGTTGATGAAACAAAACTAGACAACTTAATCAAAGCACTTAAATTACCACATGAAGTTAGAGATTATCAAAGAGAGGCTTTTAGATACTCTGTTGAAAAGAATAGATGTTTACTAGTATCGCCAACAGCTAGTGGTAAATCTCTCATAATCTACCTCATGTTAATATTTAATCTGTTACGACTAAAAGATACTAAACAAGATAAAATCCTTATTATAGTGCCCACTACATCGCTTGTAGAGCAGTTATTTAAAGACTTTAAAGACTATGGTTATAATAGTGAAAGAAATGTACATAGAATATATCAAGGCCACGAAAAAGAAACTAGCAAAAGAGTTGTAATATCTACTTGGCAGTCTGTCTATAATTTACCAAAAAAATGGTTTAGTGATTTTGGTATGATAATAGGTGATGAGGCTCACTTGTTTAAATCTGTGTCGCTCACAAAACTAATGACAAAACTAGAAAAGACCAAATACAGGGTTGGATTAACAGGTACACTAGATGGTAGTAAAACACATAAACTTGTATTAGAGGGTTTGTTTGGTGCTGTTAATAAAGTCGTATCTACAAGTGAACTAATAGAAAGAGAACAATTAGCTGAACTAAAAATTATGTGTCTAATATTACAACACGATCAAACGGCCCGACATTTTTTAAAAGATAAAACATACCAAGAAGAAATGGATTACTTGGTATCTAATGAAAAGAGAAATAAATATATAAGAAACTTGGCGACTTCGCTAAATGGGAATACACTATGTTTATTTCAATATGTAGAAAAACACGGAAAGCATTTATATGAAACTATACGAGACAGAGCAACAGACAAACAAGTCTTCTACGTCTTTGGAGGAGTTGACGCTGAACAAAGAGAAAAGATTAGAGAGATTACAGAGAAATCAGATAACGCAATTATCGTGGCTTCCTATGGGACTTTCTCTACAGGCATTAATATACGGAACTTGCATAACATTATTTTTGCTAGTCCTTCTAAATCTAGGATAAGAAATTTACAATCTATTGGTAGAGGATTAAGATTAAAAGATAACAACAGCGCAGCAACTCTTTATGATATAGCTGATGACATATCTTATAATGGTAAAGAAAATTATACGTTACAGCACTTTAAAGAAAGAATAAATATATACAATGGTGAAGATTTTAATTACGAAATTCATAACGTGGAGTTAGTCAATGGTAGCAAAAACACAACCAAATCCGATTAAGATTATCAAGTTAATTAATGGTGATGACATAGTTTGTACATTACCGGCAGAACAATTAGGTGATAAGTCGCCATTGTTAAGACTTTCAAAACCACTACAAGTTAAATATATTCCACAGTTTACAGCAACTGGGCTAAAAGACTATGTGGCTCTTATCAAATGGAGCCCTTATACAAAAGACTTTATTTTAACTATTCCAAAAGATAAGATTATGACTATTGTAAACGCAAACGTAGATATGACTAAAAGTTATAATCATATGATGTTAAGTTATGATAAGTCCGAGCCTCTGGCTCAAAAAGAAAAACCAGCGGTGTTTAAAAGAGAAAGATTGAGTGATGATGATAATGATAAAGTTAATGAAATATTTGATGAGTTTGATGATGATGAGTATATTCCTAAAAAGACTGTACACTAATAGACTCTATCCTCTGCCATCGCTCTACAAGCTCTATTATACACAAAAGTTTCAAAAAGTCAACGCTGATTTTGAGCTTAAAATTAAGCTTAAAACATTGACAAAAAAGAGGATACCTAGTATATTATAATTATGGCAGCAAAAAAAGAACATTACGTTAATAACAAAGAATTTTTAGAGGCGATGAAAGCCTATAGAAAAAGTGTAAATAAAGCGAAAAGAGAAAAGAAAGAAAAACCACCAGTGACTAATTACATTGGTAGTTGTTTTTTAAAGATAGCGAATCATCTATCATATAGACCCAATTTTATAAATTATACATTTAGAGACGATATGATTAGTGATGGTATTGAAAACTGTTTACAATACTTGGACAATTTCAATCCTGCTAAATCTAATAATCCTTTTGCCTACTTTACTCAAATCATCTATTACGCATTTATAAGAAGAATACAAAAAGAAAAGAAACAAACAACAATTAAACACAAACTTATTATGGATAGTAATTATGATGATGTGGCTTTACAACCTGGTGATGACGCAGAATTTAAAAATCAATTTAGAGATTTCTTACAAAAGAACTTAAAAATGGAAGATACTCAACCTAAAAAAGTAGAAAAGAAAAAAAAGAAAACTAGAGTAAGAAAAGCATCATCTAAATTGTTTCACTAATATATGAAAATAGCTTTGTTAAATGATACGCACTTTGGTGCGAGGAACGATAGTCCAGCATTTTTGGATTATTTTATGCGATTCTATAATGAGATATTTTTTCCATATCTAAAAGAGAATAACATAACAACCCTCGTACATTTAGGTGACGTGGTAGATAGAAGAAAGTTTATAAACTTTAAAACAGCACATACATTTAGAGAAGACTTTATGCATAGATTGTATAAAGAAGGTATTGATACTCATATTATATTAGGTAACCATGACACTTATTATAAAAACACAAATGAAGTAAATGCGATTAAAGAATTATGTACAACATATGATGGAATAAAAGAACCTTGGATTTATGACAAGGCAGTAACAAAAAATTTTGGCGGCACCGATATTTGTTTAATACCGTGGATATGTGATGATAATTATGAACACTCTATTAAAGAAATAGAAAATAGTAATGCACAAATAGCTTTAGGACATTTAGAAATAAAAGGTTTTGAAATGAACGCAGGTCATGTTAATATGCAAGGACTAGATAAGTCTATGTTTCGTAGATTTGAAAAAGTTATATCTGGTCATTTTCATAAAAAATCTGATGATGGTCAAGTGTATTATCTTGGCTCTCAATATGAAATTACTTGGTCAGATTATAAGTGTCCAAAAGGCTTTCATATATTAGATACAGAAACAAGAGAAATAACTAGAGTACCTAATCCAATTAGAATACATAAAAAACTAATCTATAATGATAAAGAAAATGATTATGTAAATATGGATTTATCACATTTTAAAGAATGTTTTGTAAAAGTATTTGTTACAAATAAAACAAATGAAGAAATGTTTAACAATCTAATTGATAGACTACATAATACAGTAGATACACACGAAGTTAATATAATAGAAGATTTGAATACAGATATAACAGCATCTGTAAAAGATAATGTATTAGAACAAGGAGAAGACACACTTACTTTTTTAGGTAACTATGTAGAGCAAATAGATAGTGACCTAGACAAAAATAAACTAAAAGAATTTATGAAAGATTTATATACTGAAGCAAGTGAAAGATGATAGAAAAAGTAGATTATAGTCATATGAATTGGGGTCCTTACGTTATGAAAACAAAGGTACCTGATTATATTATTAAGAAGTTAAAAACTGAAGGTAAAAAAGCTAAAACATCTTATAATCACGCTTTGGCTGGTCATTTAGACAATCAATTTTTATATTCACCAAAAATACAACAATGGTTTTATAATGAAATACACCCTATCATACAAGCGTATAGAAATGGTCATTGTAAATATCATGGTATAGAAGAATTAAATGTAGAATTACAAGCAGATGATTTATGGGTAAACTATATGCAACCAGGTGACTTTAATCCGATACATACACATGGTGGCGATTATTCATTTGTGTTATTTTTAGATGTTCCTAAACAACTTAAAAAAGAACAAGAAAACTATAAAGGAACATCAGCAAAACCAGGTTCTTTAATGTTTGAATATACACAACAAGCAAAACCTCGTTGGGCAACAACAGGCACAGCAATCAAACCACAAACAGGTGATTTTTTTATGTTTCCTGCTTTATTACAACATTGGGTAGCACCTTTTAAATCAAAAGTCACACGAATAAGTGTGTCAGGTAACCTTAGAATTATGAACAAAGCGAATTTACCACATGATTATTTTTAAGAAAATTAGATGGAAAAACTTTCTTTCAACAGGTAATAATTTTGTTGAAATAGAACTAAACAAGTCACAAATGACTTTGATGATTGGTGCCAATGGCTCTGGTAAATCAACTATGTTAGACGCTTTAACCTTTGCGTTATTTAATAGACCATTTAGATTAATTAAAAAAGAACAAATAGTAAACACAATAAACAATGGCGACACCAGAGTAGAGTTAGAGTTTCAAATAGGTACAAAAAATTTTAAGGTAATCAGATGTATCAAACCTACGATATTTGAAATCTATTGTGACGGTGTATTACAAAACCAAGATGCCTCTAGTGTAGATTATCAAAAGATATTAGAAGATCAGATATTGAGATTAAATTATAGAGCGTTTAAACAGATCGCCGTTTTAGGTTCATCATCTTATCAACCATTTATGCAGATGAGACCAAGACATAGACGAGAGGTTGTTGAAGAAATATTAGATATAAGAGTTTTATCTCATATGGATTCACTCACAAGAAATCAACAAACAGAATTAAGTAAGCAAATAGTAGAAGCTAGACACCAGTGCGATCTAATAGAATCAAAACACGAACTACAAACAAAACACTATAACGAACTAAAGAATAGAAGCACAGGTGACATTGATATTAAAAAACAAAAACTACAAGAAAATAAAGATGCCACTGAATCGTATTTAAGAAAAGTAGAAAGGTTAGAACAAGAATATAAAGAACTAGAATCTAATACATCTGAAAGACCACAATACGAAACAAAACTAAAACAATTAGAAAAACTAGAAACAAAGATAGAACAAAATTTAGAGACACACAAAAAGAGTTTAGACTTTTTTGAACAGAATGATAACTGTCCTGTATGTACTCAAAAGATAGAAGAAAAATTTAGAGACGAAAAGATAGAAAAAGAAAGAGCCAAAGTAGTCACACTCAATCAAGGTATGAAAGACTTGGTCGCTGAACTATCTAAAGTAGAAAATAAGATTACAGAGTTTAATGGTATATCAGATAAATTGTATGAGAACAAAATACAAATGTCAAAAGTAGAGTCTTCACTAAAAGAACTAAAAAGATTTACAGATACTTTACATAATGAGATTTTATTGTTAGAAGGTAAAGATGAAGACGATAAAGATATACAAAACA